TCCCACAAAAGAAGCGTTATCAATTGAGCTTGACAGTGTCAATAACCTTTCTGACAAAGAGTTTGGAGATTGTGTTGACTATATCTCCACACTTGATGTTGAGCAAGCTGAAGACCAGGATTGGTTAATCAATACAACTGAAAAGTTTTGTCAAGAAAAGGCAGTCTATAATGCTATCATGGAAAGTATCAGCATTCTTGATTCAACTGGAAATGAGGATCGGGATAAGGGAGCAATTCCCGATCTACTCTCCGAAGCGCTGAGTGTTTCGTTTGATCCGAATATTGGTCACGACTTCCTTGAAGATGCCGAAGCTCGATATGAGTTTTACCACCGTAAAGAAGAACGCGTGCCGTTTGACCTTGAGTACATGAATAAGATTACTCAAGGCGGACTCCCGAGAAAATCCTTAAACATCCTGATGGCCGGCACCGGTGCTGGTAAATCATTGGCTATGTGTCATATGGCATCAGCTAATCTGATGGACGGTAAGAACGTTCTGTACATTACTATGGAAATGGCTGAGGAAAAGATCTCTGAGCGTATCGACGCAAACTTACTGAATGTCACTTTGGATTCTCTCAAAGAGTTATCTAAGGATATGTACACTAAGAAGATTGCGCGTGTTAAAGGTAAGACATCTGGTAAGTTGGTTGTGAAAGAATATCCAACCGCTGCGGCAGGCGTAGGTCATTTTCGCCACCTTCTCAATGAGATGAAGTTGAAGAAGTCGTTCATTCCTGACATTATCTACATCGACTACCTGAATATATGTATGTCTTCCCGTATGAAAGCTGGCTCCAATGTAAATTCATACACCTTGATTAAGGCTATCGCTGAAGAGATTCGCGGCTTGGCTGTTGAGAAGAATGTTCCAATTGTATCTGCTACTCAAACTACTCGAAGCGGCTATGGCAGCAGCGATATTGACTTGACCGATACTTCTGAATCTTTTGGTTTGCCAGCGACAGCTGACTTTATGGCAGCTCTAATTGTGACTGAAGAACTTGATGAGCTTGGTCAGATTATGATCAAACAGCTTAAAAACCGTTACGGTGATCCAAGCACAAACAAAAGGTTTATGGTCGGTATTGATCGCGCTAAGATGCGATTGTTTGATGTTGAACAAACTGCTCAAGAAGATCTCGCCGATAATGGTCCAGTATTTGACAACACTGCATATGGTAAGCGCATGAAGGAAGATGATTCTATGCAATGGGCGACTAAAAAAGCTGGCCGAAAGGATTTTAGCGGTTTCAAATAGCGATTGATGCTTGCGCTCCCTCTCTCACTCTCTCAAGCGCAAGTATTATTCGCCGACCTAAGTATGTCATTAAACTGCTTTCTTTTTAATTATAAATAGGGTATACTTTAATTCTGTTTAGAGAAAAGGCTGTATCATGTTTAAGTTTAATGAATACCTAACTGAAGCGACCAAGCTGTGGTTGGGGTTTGAGCACCTGCCAACAAGTATGGATCCGGAATTGCGCAGGTTCATGAATCGGCTACAAAAGATCGCTCCCAATGATGTTATCTACATCGAACCCAAATATGACTTCCGAAAGGCAAAAGGTCAGCTCACTATTAAGGTGACCGACAAGCCGTTGATCGCTAAACTGGCTGCGCATAAGGATTTGGTCGGTTATGGATTCAGCCCTTCTGGCGATAAGTACGTTTCATCTAGACTTGTTAATGTTTCTTTGTATCCTTCTGGCGGTATGCGCGGTAGTGGCAAGTTGCCCAAGAAGGGCGAAACCCTGAGTAATCCTTCTACTGCCGAACAAGAGCAAGGAACAATTGAATATTTCCAAGCAGCGTTTAAGGGTAAGAAGCTGACACGCGAAGAAGTAAGCGCCAAGGTTGGATTTGATTTTGCTCCAGAATGGCTGCATAACTTTGAACAACAGTACGATGCCTTTGTTAAGAATATGGGCACATTCCCCAAATCAAAGGTCTACCTCGACTCAGCCAAGAACGATTCTAACATTCTGATAAATCTGGCTAAGAAGTTCGGATTAAAGGATTCGAAGGATAATTGGAACCCTGCCGATATCTGGATCATGTCTCTCGGCCGATCGCAAATTATACAACAAACAAAAGACGTCACATCACTGCACGAGTTCAACGCTTGGCTGGCGGATAAGTTTGAGAAGCGTGAAATTATTGGTGTTTCACTGAAAAAGATTAGCGCCAGAAGTGCTGGTAAGTTTTCTGTAGTATCTGCTCTCGACCTGCCTGATGTTGACTTGAAGCCTCTGCGGGTTTTGTTCGATCCATTCCAAAAGAACTTTATCTTCGAGACTCAGGGCAATATAAGCGGTTTCAATCTAAGAGTCGGCTACAAGGCTGGCACAATCTCAAAGGCTGGAGATATCCGCGTATTTCTCGAGGGAAGGCAAAAGGGTTCTGACGTGCAGCTAGGTGCTGTATCAGCTCTTCTGTTTCCTCAATTAGCATCTGCTAATGGGTTTGATATTCCATCCGACAAGGCAAAGATCTTAAATGATCCAATCAAATACCTAAATACAACACTACCTAAGTTGTTGAATAATTCTGTTGTTGTGGATAAAGTATCGCCGTTTCCTACTTCTCAAGTGCAAATACAGGCTGGTGCTTTCTTGACATATTACCTTGAGATATTGCTGACAAGTAAGCCAGACATTCTAAAGAGTTGCTACTACTCAAGCATCAAGAAAAACGACTTCTCATCAATACACTGTAAGATATACTAAGGCCAGATATGCTCACATTCGATCAATTTAATTCCGGACAAGAACTCACAGAAGGTGTTAACGACCCAGCTATTTTTAAGGCTGTGTTCTTAGCTGGTGGCCCTGGCTCGGGCAAGTCATTCGTTGTTGGCAAAACAGCTCTACAAGCATTAGGGTTTAAACTGATCAATTCAGATAATGCGTTCGAGAAAGGTTTGGAGAAGGCTGGCTTATCAACTGATCCTGAAGACATTGCTTCTGCTCAAGGACAAAAGGTTCGGGCTGGCGCAAAGGCGTTGACTGGCAGAATCATGGAACGTGCGCTCGAAGGTCGGCTCGGTCTTGTGATTGATGGTACTGGAAAAGATTACACTAAAATCAAAACTCAGGTTGACAACCTAAGAAAGATCGGCTATGATGTTACTATGATATTTGTCAACACTGATCTTGAAACAGCTCTTCTCAGAAATAAAAAGCGATCACGTTCATTGCCTAATGATATGGTAGAGAAGATGTGGAAAGATGTGCAGGCTAATCTTGGTAGATTCCAAGGACTGTTTCGCAATAAAATGATTATCGTTGATAACTCTGAGGGATCAGATATTGAGAGATCTACGCTGATGGCATATAAGAAGATTATGTCATGGTCCAAGCAAAAGCCAGAGAGTTCAATTGCGATGAAATGGATCTCCTCACAGAAACCTCAGAAAATGAAAGAAGAAGTTCTTGACACTACTGCTTCTGTAGTATATAATGAAGGTAAAACAGGAGCTGCTAGGTTGACGAGCCGCCTGAAGAAAAGGGGCGTTGACCTCGACAAGCGAGCTAAAGATAGAAAGGCAGAATACGAAAGGCTCAAAAAACAATACGCTGCTGAAGATTCCGACCCTTGTTGGGATTCACACAAGCAAGTTGGCACAAAGAAGAAAGGCGGCAAGACCGTTCCTAACTGCGTACCGAAATGAGGTTGTATCAATGAAAAAATTTAGCGAATTCTTAGCAGAAGAAAAGGTAAGATGGAAGAAAGTTCCTGATGGATATGGTGCGGGTAATAAGAAAATCTTTAAACACGTGACCTCGGATGGTAAGTTTGAGATTCGGTTATCTGGTATGGACTCTATGAAGATGAACAAAGATGGTTCTCAGAAAGTACAACCCACAATATTTGATATGAGCGGGAACACACCAAAGCACCCTATCGAAGCGTCAAAGAATGTGGCTGATGCTAAGAAGAAAGTTCAAAGATGGATAGATGACCATGAAGAAGTTTAACACATTCTTAATTGAAGAAAAGAACACGCACATGGAACATTTGGAAGATGCTGTTCTTAATGGTGGTGTAAATGGTACTAGACAAGCTATTAATTTGCTTAGATCTCTGCGTGACATGTTGTCTGGCAATAGTAGTCGGA